AACTGTACGAGAAGGTATTGAATCTATTAGTGAAGGTGGCATGAAAATTTATGAAATGATTGTTGATAAAGTAATGAAAGAAGGAAAAAAAATTGGTGAGTCTGGTAGAGTTGAAAGTTACAAACATCCTGATAGACCTGATATCACTGTTGATGTAAATCAAACTGATGGCAGCGCAGAGATATATTTTGATACTGACAGAGGTTCAAAAGGATATGCAGAGATTAGAAGAGATATGGAAACAGGGGGTGATGAATTAATTGAAGCTGAAGAAGTATACAAAGGAACTCCGGAAGGAGATTATTATAAAGATGTAGAAGAAGGAATTAGTGGTGGTATTGAAAATTTAAGAGACTTTACCAGAATTAAAAAAGCTAAAGGGGGAGTGGCATCAATTCAAGATTACGCAGATGCAGTATCAAAAGTTAGTGCAGGAACAACAGCACAAAAATTACAAAACATTGGTGCGTATGCAACTAATAAATTAGGATTAACACAAAAACATTTTGACACCATAGCAGCTATGAAAAGTGATCCTAAAAAATTTGGAATTAATAAACAAATAGACTACGCTAAATTATCAGGAAAAGATTTAGTAAAAGGTGCTAATCCTGCATTACAACCGTTTGTGGCTTTAGGACAAGGACTTGCAAGTCCTATTTATGATTATTATCAAGCTCTGCAAAAATATTCTGACAAAGGATATCAAGGAGATTTTGAATTAAGTAAAAAAGGAATTGTGGATTTTGGTAAAAATTTATTAAGAGTAGGAGAAGAGTTTGCTGCTCAAAAACCAATTCAAATGGCTGCAGGAAGAACTTTGGGAGGACTAGAAGCTATTCAAGAAGGATTATCTCAATTTGGCACAGCAGCAGCTGCTGATCCTTCTGTGTTAACTCGTTCACAAACAAGTGGTGGCAATCTTATTCGAGGTTTTACATCTAAACAAAGATCAGATGGAAAATTTGAATATACAGGGCCAGATGGTCAAGTATATGGACCAGATACTTATGCAGATATTGCAGCCGGTAAATATCCAAAGATTTATAACCCTGATAAAGAAAAATTTAGATCAGGTATATACGCTGCAAATCAAGTTGATGAAAAAACTGGCGATAGATTATATGATATTGATAAAATGTATGATAACTACACTAAAAATTTTGCAGCTTCTGGTGGTAAGGGTTATTTTAGTTCACCAGACATGCTTAGTAGATTTAAACAATTTTATGCAGACGGCGGGTCTGTAGATTTGACAATTATAACAATGCCTGATATCAGTGGTTCAGGTGTTGAATCATTATTTAAAAGAAGGTAGAATAACAAATGGCTACAATAGATAAACCATTACCAAATACAAAAACGACTGTTGAAGTTCCAGGAGCAGTTGAGGTCGAAGAAACAATTAAAGAAAAAGTAGAAGAAGTTCAAGAAAAAGGTGGACCTGTTGAAATAGAAATGACAGAGGAAGGTGGTGCTGAAGTTTCATTTGATCCAAAGGTTGCAGCAATGGAGGGTGGTCAAGACCATTTTGAAAATCTTGCAGAATTTTTAGGTGAGGAAGTTTTAGATCCATTAGGATCAAAACTTGTAGAACAATATAACGAATACAAAGAATCACGTGGTGATTGGGAACAATCATACAGAGAGGGTTTAGAACTTTTAGGTTTTAAATATGAGAGAAGAACAGAACCTTTCAGAGGTGCATCTGGTGTTAATCACCCTGTACTAGCTGAAGCGGTAACACAGTTTCAAGCGCAAGCTTACAAAGAATTGCTTCCTTCCGATGGACCAGTAAGAACTCAGATAATGGGTAACATAGATGTTCCAAAAGAAGAACAAGCAAAACGGGTAAAAGATTTCATGAATTATCAGATCATGGATCAAATGAAGGAATACGAGCCAGAGTTTGATCAAATGCTTTTTTACCTCCCTCTATCCGGATCTACCTTTAAGAAAGTCTATTACGACGATCTTTTAGGTAGGGCGGTATCAAAATTTGTACCGGCTGAAGATTTAGTCGTGCCATATTCTGCAAACTCTTTAGATGATGCAGAGGCAGTTGTTCACGTAATTAAAATTTCAGAAAATGAATTAAGAAAACAACAAGTGTCAGGATTTTACAGAGACATAGAATTAGGTTCACCACCTGTTACAGAAAATCAACTACAAGATAAAAAATTAGAGCTAGAAGGAATTTCTAAAGATGGCCAAGAAGATCAATATACTTTGTATGAGATGCATACTAATTTAGATCTTGAAGGTTATGAAGATGTAGGAGAAGATGGAGAACCTACTGGAATTAAACTTCCGTACGTTATTACAATCGCAGAGTCTAATAATAAAATTTTATCCATTAGAAGAAACTATAAACAAACTGATCCACTGAAGAAAAAAATAAATTACTTCGTGCAATTTAAATTTTTACCTGGCACAGGATTTTATGGTTTTGGTTTAATCCATATGATTGGGGGTTTGACTAGAACAGCTACTGCAGCATTAAGACAATTACTTGATGCAGGCACTTTAGCAAACCTACCAGCTGGATTTAAATCTAGAGGTATAAGAGTTAGGGATGATGCACAACCTTTACAACCTGGAGAGTTTAGAGATGTAGATGCACCTGGTGGAAATATTAGAGATCAGTTTATGACTTTACCTTTTAAAGGTCCTGATGCAACTTTATTACAACTAATGGGTATCGTTGTTAATGCAGGTCAAAGATTTGCAAGTATTGCAGACTCACAAGTTGGAGATATGAACCAAGCAGCTGCTGTTGGTACAACTGTTGCATTATTAGAGCGTGGTTCAAGAGTAATGTCAGCCATACACAAAAGATTATACGTAGGATTAAAACAAGAATTTAAATTATTAGCAGAAGTATTCAAAACATATCTACCACCAGTGTATCCTTATGATGTACCAGGTGCTAGACGTGAAATTAAAATGCAAGATTTTGATGATAGAGTAGATATTTTACCTGTAGCAGATCCAAACATCTTCTCACAGACACAAAGAATATCTTTAGCTCAATCTCAATTGCAACTAGCACAATCAAATCCTCAAATTCATAATTTGTATCAAGCATACAGATCTATGTATGATGCGTTAGGTGTTAAAAATGTTAATGCAATCCTACCTCCGCCGGCACAACCAATGCCGATGGACCCTGCATTAGAACATATTATGGCTATGTCAGGAAAATCTATACAAGCTTTTCCTGGCCAAGACCATAAAGCTCACATAGATGCGCATTTACATTTCATGGGTTTAAATCAGGTGCAAAATAATCCACCAGTTTTAGCAATTTTACAAAAAAATATTTTAGAACACATAAGTTTAATGGCACAAGAACAAGTACAATTAGAATTTATAGAAGAATTACAAGAAATACAGATGATTCAACAACAAATGCAAGCTGCAGGAGTTCAAAATCCTGCGATGGCAGCTGGAATGATGCAAAATCCAGCTATAATGCAACAACAAAAACGTGTTGTTGAGATAACAAATGCCATTGAGTCAAGAAAAGCTATTTTAGTTGCAGAAATGACTAAAGATTATGTTGCAGAAGAAGAAAAAATTAGCGGTGAATTTGGTGGAGATCCATTAGTTAAATTAAAAGCTAGAGAAATTGACTTAAAAGCAAGAGATAATGCTAGAAAAGAGCAAGAAGGACAAGAAAGATTAGATCTTGATAAAATGAGAGCAATGATGACTCAAGAAAATCAAGAAGCTAAGCTTAAACAGAACGAAGAGTTAGCTGGATTACGTGCTGGTGTGTCTCTAGCTAAACAACAAATGGCTGATGCAAGTAAAATTCACGATTTCGGTAGAAACTTTAAGAAAAAATAGATATAAATCATAACTTAAGGAGTTAACTATGGTTAAAAACAGAAAAAATGGTCAAGACAACGTAAAAGTTGTACCTGAACTTGGTGCTAACGCTAAAGGCGAGCAACAAGGTGGAATTCCAGTGGAGATGACTGATCCATATACATCACAAGTGGTTGATGTAAGAGGTACAAAACGTATGAGACCAGATAAGAAACCTGTAAAAGCAACTTGGTATTAAATCATGTGGTTATCGGCAATTAAATTAGCCGTCTCTGCAGGAAGTAAGATTTATGCCAACAAGCAGAAGACGAAAATGGCTATGTCAGAGGCGCAGCTTATGCACGCAACTAAAATGGCTCAAGGTCAAGAAGCTTATCAGGGTAAATTGCTAGAAGCCCGACAGTCAGACTGGAAGGACGAGGCAGTTTTATTAATTCTCAGCGCGCCGATAGCGGTGCTTGCCTGGGCAGTTGTGAGTGACGATCCAACCGCGATGGACAAGGTAAAATTATTCTTCGAATATTTTTCTACCCTCCCGTCATGGTTTACAAACTTGTGGATCCTTGTCGTCGCGAGCATATATGGTATAAAGGGTACACAAATATTTAGGAATGGAGGAAAAAAATAATGCCTAATAGACGATTCAATAAACAAGTTGCTAATCAGATGAAATCTGGTGGCAGAGTAAAAAGAGCTGGTGGCGGTATGGGTGGCAGAACTGGAGACATGATGTATTCACGAGGACAAGGTATGAATATGAAGTCAAAAAGAATGCCAACTGAACTTATGGACAGAGGCGCTATGAGAAAAGGCGGCAAAGTCGGTAAGAAAAAACAAGGCTACAAAGCTAGAAAAGACGAATCTATCGCTATGAGAATTCGTAAGAAAAGAACTAAGAAGCAATTAAAAGCTTCTAGAGATGAATCTTACGGAAGATTTGGAAGTAAGGCTAAAAAATCTGGTAAGATAAACAGATAATGAAAGGCCAAAAAAAAGTTAGAAAAGTCATGCGTGAGTTTAAAAAAGGTAAACTCAACATTGGCGGCTCTAAGAAAAAAGTCAAAAACAGAAAGCAAGCAATTGCGATTGCTCTTTCTGAGGCTGGCATAAGCAAAAAAAACAGGAGAAAATAATGTTAAAGAAACCGCCTGCGGGAAAAAAAGGTAAAGGTCTACGTGCCCTTCCTAAAGCCGTTCGAAATAAAATGGGCTTTATGAAAAAAGGTGGACGAGTTAAGAAGAGGAAAAAATAATGGCTGGAAAAGGTTTGTACGCAAACATCCACGCTAAAAGAAAACGTGGTGGCAAAATGAGGAAGAAAGG